CTACCATTGCCGCCGTTGCCACCTGTACCGGCGTATCCGCCTGCTCCCCCTCCGGCGCCAGAATAACTGCCGCCGGCTCCACCGAGCCCGCCGTTACCTCCTCCTTCACCTGCATACCCTCCGCCGCTGGCTTTTGACCCCACTCCGGAAGATCCCCCTGCACCACCATATCCTGCAACCGTACTACCATCTATGAAATAACTAGAACCACCGCCACCTGCATCACTGTCGGTAATTGAACGAATTCCTGCGGCCCCTACTTCAACAGTATAACTTTGTCCGGGCCATACCGATATTCTATTCCTCCAACCTAGGCCGCCTCCTCCGCCACCATTGCTGTTACTACTGTTTCCTCGGCCGCCCCCTCCTCCGCCAACAGCCACAGCACATACTTCTGTGACATAAGGAGGAACTATCCAAGTATATGTTCCTGGGGTGGTATAAGTATTTTGAGTGGCCGGCAAATTTGGGTTTGTGAGTAAAACTAATACGCCAGGAGTAATATTAAGACCTGAAGAATAAAACATATTTTTAATCCTTTTTTATATAATTTGGTCATCTTTTTAATTGACAGAATAACAGATACATATTATAATGATACAATTATATTTATAATGTCTAAAAAGGTTTTTAATGAAGTTCTACACTAACGTGAATCAGTATGGCAATCGGATTCTAGTTCGAGGCGTAAATAACGGCAAATCGGTTCAGGACAAAATCGAATTTAAACCGAGTCTATATACAAAATCACAAAAGCAAACTCAGCATAAATCGTTATACGGAGATTTTCTTGAAGAAATTCAATTTGCAGATATTAATGACGCCAAAGATTATGTTACACGATATAAAGAAGTAGAAAATTTCCCGATCTTTGGTAACACAAATTACGCATATCAATATATTACAAAGACGTTTCCGGGTGAAGTAGAGTTCGATATTTCTCAGATTAAAATTTGGTCTCTTGATATTGAGACATCTGCAGAACTTGGATTCCCTGATGTGCGTGATCCTAAAGAAGAATTGTTATTGATTACAATTCAAGATGCAAACACTAAAGAACTTATCACATTTGGAACAAAGCATTTCAATGTAACTAAAGATAATCATACTTATATCCAATGTAGAGATGAGTATGATCTTTTGCAGAGGTTTGTTCTATACACTCAAGATAATTGTCCTAACATCTTAACAGGGTGGAATTTAGAGTTTTTTGATATTCCATATTTGTGTTCTCGTATTGCCCGTATTCTTGGCGATGAATATGTTCGTAAACTATCACCGTGGGGCGTGGTAAAGGCAAAAGAGTTTACCCGTATGAATCGTACAGAACTTACATACGATATTCTTGGGGTTGCTATTCTAGATTATCTTGATCTATATAAGAAGTTTACATATTCTGCGCAAGAATCATATAAGTTGGATCACATTGCCAAAGTAGAATTGGGTAAAGAAAAGTTATCGTATGCAGAATATACTTCATTCCGAGACTTCTATAAAAATGATTGGCAGAAGTTTGTTGAATATAACGTAGTTGACGTAGAACTTGTTGACCAGCTTGAAGATAAGATGAAGTTGATTGAACTGATTCTGACAATGGCGTATGATGCTAAGTGTAATTATGTAGACGTATTCTCAGCTGTACGTACTTGGGATTGCATCTTATGGAATCATTTGTGGAATAAGAACATTGTTGTTCATCAGCGCGAAGGATTGCCTAGCAGACCGATTGTAGGTGCGTTTGTTCAAGAACCAAAACCAGGACAATATGATTGGGTTGTATCCTTTGATGCTACAAGTCTGTATCCAAGTATTATTATGCAGTATAATTTATCTCCAGAAACACAAGTCAGAAAAGAAACAAAGAGTACTACAGTTGAACAATTATTGAATCGCAAATCTAATTTAGACGATCTAAAAGAAAAGAACTTGTGTATGTCGGCAAATGGATTTTGCTACACTAGAGAAAAGCAAGGGTTGTTTCCTGAGATTGTTCAAAAGTTATTTGACGATCGACAAAAATATAAGAAGTTGATGTTGACCGCTCAATCTAAATATGAAGAAACAAAGGATAAGAAGTGGCAAAAAGAAATAGCAAAGTATAATAACTTTCAGATGGCTCGTAAGATTCAATTGAATTCATTGTTTGGTGCATGGGGTAATGAATTTTTCCGATTCTATGATTCTAATATTGCTGAAGGTATTACAATGACCGGTCAGTATATTATTCAGACAGTTGGCGCAGCATTGGATGAATACTTAAATAAAGTATGCGGAACAACAGATCAGATCTACTCATTCTATTCAGATACAGATGCTTGTTATATTACACTTGATCCATTGGTTCAAAAGTTCTATAAAGACCAACCAAAAGAAAAGATTGTAGAGATTCTCGACAAGATTTGTAATGATAAAATTGAAAAGGCAATTAACAAAGCGTGTGATGGTCTTGCAGATTATACTAATGCGTTTGAAACAAAGATTTATTTTAAGCGTGAGGTTATTGCAGACCGAGGCATTTGGGTTGCTAAGAAAAGATATGCTTTGAATGTATATAATAACGAGGGTGTTCAATATAAAGAACCGAAGTTGAAGGTAATGGGATTAGAGATTGTTAGATCTTCTACACCGGAACCTGTTCGTGATGCTTTGAAGGCCGCAGTTAAATTAGCATTGATTGGAACAGAATCACAACTACAAGATTATATTAGAGAGTTTGAATCCAAGTATCGTAAAATGACTCCAGAATTAATTGCCTTTCCTAGAGGTGTAAATGGAGTTAATAAATATACAGACAAAGGTAGCATTTATAAACAAGGCACACCAATGCACGTCAGAGGTGCGCTATTGTATAACTTCTATCTAAAAGAAAAACAAATCGATAAAAAGTATGAACTTATAAATGAAGGCGATAAGATCAAATTCATTTACTTAAAAGAACCAAACTTAATTAAGGAAAATTGTATTGCCTTTATTAATGTTATTCCTGAAGAGTTCAATTTGAAGCAGTATGTAGATTATGATATAATGTTTGAGAAATCATTTCTTGAACCACTAACAACAATATTAAATGGTGTCGGTTGGTCTGCAAAACCACAAGCAACACTGGAAGGATTATTCGCATGAAAAAAATATTATTAACATTCGCACTTCTATTTTGTGCATCTTTAACTTATGCACAAAAAACTCCTCAGGGAGTATTATATGATGCTAAAATTATAAGAGTGACTGACGGAGATACTGTAGTTATTGCTGCACCGTATTTACCGGCACCTATAAAACCGGAAATTGCTGTTCGAGTATTTGGCGTGGATACACCTGAAAAAGGGTTTAGAGGACAATGTGACTCTGAAAAACAACGTGGAGAAGCTGCTAGTGTTTTTACTAAAAATGCTATAAATTCTACTCAAAAGCATCAAGTGATGTTATATGGTTGGGATAAGTTTGGTGGTCGAGTTTTGGGTGATATAATTTTAAATGGTGTAAGTCTAAGGGCGGAATTAATTAGAAACGGATTTGCTCGAGAGTATTACGGGGATGCAAAACAAAGTTGGTGTAATTAACTATTGATAAAAATATTATCTTACTATGACTATTAGAGAAAATAATAAAATAGGTATACTTTATACAATGCAGGGTCTAGGCGACCATATTATGTTTAATGGTATGGCTCGCCGTTTATTGTTGGAACATTCTTTAACAAAAATTTATGTGGTATCTTGGAGACATTATTCACATGTCGTAACATTTATGTATCGAGATGATCCCAGAATACAAGTAATATCAATTGATTCTGGCAACGAACACATCGGTATGATAGAACATATAAAATCAATTGTTCCAGATACTATATATCTTTTAGGGCACGAAATACAAAGAGGTGTGCCGGGTCGTTCATTTGATGAATTTTTACATCACGAAACTCAACAGTACCAAGTTAGCTGGTCAGACCTATCCACAAAATCTATTTACGGGAATCAAGCATATTATGATTTTATGGAGATAGATTGGAAACATCGTTTTATGAGTTTCTACTATGAACGAGATATGCAGGCAGAAGAACAATTATTCAATATGGTGAATCCTAATCATGAGGAATATATTTTTATACATCATGATCCTACTAGAGGATTTACGATGGATACCAATAAGTTGTTAGATATTGTTGGTAAAGATATAAAAATTATTTCGGCGCCCACAATGCAAGACAACGGTATGAACATTCTGCATTTTGGTATGGTATTACAAAATGCAAAACAATTTCACGCAATGTCATCATCGTTTGCTTGTTTGGTTGAAGGACTAGATATGGATTACGTTGATTTGTATATGCACCAGTATATTCGAAATGCAGGAAGATTTGTTCGAGATGGAAAAACTTGTCCAAGCGAAACAAGAAAACCGTGGACGGTGATCTTTTAATTCAAAAAGCATAGACAACTATGCACAAATACTATATAATAGTATTATATTACTTAAGGAGTTATTATGTCGTTACTTGAAAAATTAAAAAAGAATTCAACAATTAAAGAATCCGAAATTTTAAACAAATCCAAATTCTTCGCAAAGAAGGATATGATTCAAACTTCGGTTCCTATGATGAACGTTGCTTTATCAGGAAGTCTTGAAGGTGGATTTACTCCGGGACTTACAGTATTTGCAGGTCCATCTAAACATTTTAAAACAGCATTCTCCTTGTTGCTTGCTAAAGCTTATACTGATAAGTACCAGGATGCTGTTATTTTATTCTATGATTCAGAGTTTGGTTCACCGCAAGCATACTTTGATAATTTTGGAATTGATACTGGGCGTATTCTTCATACTCCTATTACAGACATTGAACAATTAAAATTTGATATAATGTCACAAGTTAATAGTGTAGAACGAGGCGATCATATTATTATCATTATTGACTCTGTAGGCAATCTTGCTTCTAAGAAAGAAGTTGATGATGCACTTGAAGGCAAGTCTGTTGCAGATATGACTCGTGCTAAACAGATGAAATCTTTGTTTAGAATGGTAACACCTCACTTAACAATTAAAGATATTCCAATGGTTGTTGTTAATCATACTTATTCTGAAATTGGTTTGTTCCCTAAACAAATTGTTTCCGGGGGTACTGGATTATATTATTCTGCAGATAACATCTTTATTATTGGTCGCCAACAAGAAAAAGAAGGTACTGAAGTTGTTGGATATAACTTTATTGTCAATGTTGAGAAGTCTAGATTCGTTCGCGAAAAATCTAAGATTCCAGTTGAAGTTACATTTGAAGGCGGTATTAGCAAATGGTCTGGTTTATTAGATGTAGCACTTGCAGGCGGTTTTGTTATTAAACCATCTAATGGTTGGTATTCAACAGTAAATAAAGATACAGGAGAAGTATCGGATAAAAAGTTTAGACTTAAAGATACCTATACTAAAGAGTTTTGGATTCCAATAATTTCATCTGAATCATTTAGAAAATATATTGAGGACAGCTATCGTATTGCAGGATCCAATATGTTAGGTACTAGTTTTAACGACGTAAATATAGATGAGGAATTTGATAATGCCAGTCAAGTATAAACCATGGTCTATTGAAAATGAAAAAACTGATTTATGGGGCTTCGAACTTTTGGAAGGTGAGTTTGCCGGAACAACCATCGCAATTACTTCCCTCTCGATGGAAGATAGTAATGACGGATCAATCGCGCTTGACTTCACCGTTTTTAAACAACCCGAAGGACAAGAAATAGATACGCAATCTGATAATTTTAATGAAGCCCTTTCGGGGGTTGTGAATGATATTTTGACAAAGGCAGTTAATGAATTTAAAGATCGAGACAGTAATTCTACAAAATCTGGTAAACGATGATGAGTATATGAGAAAAGTAATCCCGTTCTTAAAGCGGGATTATTTTATTGATAATAATGAAAAAATAATTTACGATCAGATAAAGAATTTTATTGACCAGTATAATGCAGTACCGAACAAAGATGCTTTGGTTATTGCTGTTCAAAATGATAAGTCTTTAACAGAAGATCAATATAAAGAGATCGTAGACATAGTAAACGTACTTGACCCTACAGAACATAATAGGGATTGGTTATATAAAGAAACTGAAAAGTTCTGTAAAGACAAAGCAATTTATAATGCGATACTCTCATCCATTGCTATCATTGATGGTAGAGACAAAGCAAAGTCCGAAGATGGTATTCCTGCATTATTACAAGACGCGCTAGGAGTGTGCTTCGACAACAATGTTGGGCATGATTATCTTCAAAGCGCAGAATCTAGATATGAATTTTATCATCGTGTAGAATCTCGCACACCGTTTGATCTTGAGTATTTTAATAAAATTACAAATGGCGGATTGCCTAATAAGACATTGAATGTTGTTCTTGCAGGTACTGGTGTTGGTAAGTCTTTGTTTATGTGTCACGTGGCAGCATCGACTTTGGCACAAGGCAAGAATGTTTTGTATATTACGCTTGAGATGGCTGAAGAAAGAATTGCAGAGCGTATTGATGCAAACTTGATGAACATTACAATGGATCAGTTGAAAGATTTACCTAAGGCAACGTTTGAATCTCGTATTGAAAAGATTCGTAACAAGACTGAAGGCAATCTAATCATTAAAGAATATCCTACAGCAGGCGCACATGTCGGTCACTTTAAAGCATTGTTAAATGAATTGCAGTTGAAGAAGCAATTCAAGCCAGCTATGATTATTATTGACTATTTGAATATTTGTGCTAGCTCACGATTCAAAGCAGGTTCAAATATTAATTCTTATACTTTAATTAAGTCTATTGCTGAAGAACTTCGTGGATTGGCGGTTGAAGAGAATGTTCCTATTCTATCAGCAACACAGACAACTAGAAGTGGTTATGGAAATACAGATGTTGAACTAACAGATACTTCTGAATCTTTTGGATTGCCTGCAACAGTTGACTTTATGTTTGCTTTGATTTCAACTGAAGAACTTGAGCAATTGAATCAGCTTATGGTTAAACAGTTAAAGAATCGATATAATGATCCAACCGCAAATAAACGATTTATGATTGGTGTGGATAGAGCAAAAATGAAACTATATGATTTAGAACAATCTGCTCAAAAGGGTCTGACAGATGCTAATTTGGACATTGATAGGGTTGACACACAAGCTAAAAGCAGTTATAATATGAATGATATTATCAGTAGAGGCAAACGAGACTTCTCGTCTATTAAGGTTTAAAATGAGAGAATATTGGTCAAACACAAAATTTGCGAATTGGATTCGAGGTACAACTAAACCCACATCCGCAACTAGCTCCGGCTGGCATAAATGGGAAAAAGAAGCAAAGGAATCTCATCCTATTCGTTATTGGATTGTAGAAGAAGGCTTGGATAAAATCCAAACATTTGTTCGTTTGCCAATAGATACTTTATACGATGTTAAATATTATATCAACAATCGTTGGGTCACTCGTACCCATGCTCTTACCGCTCATCCACGTGACATTAAACCTGGTCAGTGGCAAGATGTAGGTTATCGCATTTTACCTTGTCTCTTTAATGAACTTGTAGACTTTGTTGAAGTAGAAACAGCATGGTTGCATATTGCATGGGATGATGACGCCTATAAAAAATATAATCCTCCATTCTATGCCAAAGGTTGGTTCCGTTGGAGAACATGGCGTAGCTCTCAAGCGGGTTTAGATCATCTTGATTGGGCGGCAACTCTTACCTATGAAAATGCCGATGGCAAGGAAGAACTCTCAAGTCAAGCAACTTCTGCAAAAGAAATTAAAGAACTTTATTTGTGGTGGACACAAACATATCGCAATCGCCCCGACCCACATGATGCAAGCGGATGGTCTGCATATTGTGAAAAGCGCAGACAAAAAGCTGGAAGTGATCTATGGGGTCACGAGAATGAAACAGAAGAAGAACGAAAAGAATGTATGGATGCTTTAGATTTATCTCAAAAAATTGAAGCAGAACATATGGAAGAGGATGAAGCAATGTTAATTCGCCTCATTAAAATTAGACAAGCACTTTGGACTTAAGGAAATAAAATGGCTAAGAAACTTATTAAAAAAATCAGCGACAAATTAACTAAAATTAATGATTCGTTAACTATCAATCTATTTGACAATGGTTATATGGTTGAAGTTAGTGGGCGTGATGCTAATGACGACTGGACACAAGTAAAAATCTCATGTAATACACTTGAAGATGTTAATACATTGATTAAAGAAGCAAACGAAATCGATAAGGTATAATCATGTCTTGGTGGACCGTCTCAACTGTAGTTAAGAAAAGCGCAGAAGAACATCTCTATTATTATAAAGATGGTATTACTATTAAAGTAATTCAAGGTTATAGATGGGGTAAAGTCTGCGTATTAACTGACGATGATTTTCCACCAGATATTGATAAAGAAAATGAAGATGGATTTGAAGTAACCAATTCTCCTTTAATTGCAGATTGGGAACTTGAGGAATTCATGGATGGTTGGTATGGCAACATAGAGTTTCCCGAAGATGTTGATCCAATTGAACAAGAACGATTAACTGATATTTTTAGTGATAATGGTATTATGGGTCTTGAAGAAGATGGATGGGAAGATACTTGCGAAACAGAATGGTGGTTATTTGGACCACTAGAGATTACACGAGCAGATTAGGGTATAAATAAAATTAGAGGACAATAAAAATGAATGTTTCCGTTAGAAATGCAAGAGATAGAACTCTAGTGTATTTGCTAAAGTTAGCAGCTGATTCATTTGCCAAGAATTTAATGTCCCCTCAAATGACAAAAAATTTATCTATTAAAATTATTGTACGTGATAAGCTAGACGCCGGCGGCTTTTGTGATTACGAAATTGATCCAACTGGCAATCCACGAGAATTTAATATTGAGATTTTAAGGACAAGAAAAAAGATTAATATGTTCAAAGTTCTTGCACATGAGATGGTTCATGTGAAACAACACGCCAAAGGCGAAGCTAAAGATAAATTTAAAAAAGATAAGTATATAACAGTATGGTTTGGTGAGAAATATGATGATGACACCTCCTATTGGGATCAACCTTGGGAAATAGAAGCTTATGGTTTAGAAAACAGTCTTGTTGCAAAATTCCTAGTGGAACATGACCAATTTAAAAATCTAAGACAAAAACACGCAGATTGGTTCGCAGAGGAGTCGATAAAAGAATAATTACAAAAGGAGCGATACATGGAAAATATTACATTCACTCTATATGATTTAATACAATTAGGACTAATGTTAGCAGCATGCTTTGCATGCTACAAATGGGGGCACAATCAAGGCGTAGATGATGCGATTGACTTTTTCGAAGCAGAAGGAATTATCGAAAAAGAAAGTGCTTAAAAATCAAGCAATTTAACCTGTTGTTCTAGAACAACACTATAGAACCCGGGCATTTGACTCGGGTTCTTTTTTCTGTTATAATAAGCACATGATAAAGAACTTTTCAATCGGTGCCGAAGTCGAACTTAAAACTCGATGGAAGTCGAATATATTGGGTGAAGAATATCAGGATAATATATTCAAAGGTAAAGTCGTTAATAATCCTAAATGGTTGGATAATGATTATGTCTCTGTATATACAGGTAATCCAGAATATCCTACATCTCATATTAATAAGAGATTTATCGTTGGATTTGATTTTCCAGATAATCGAGTAGAAACTCGAGTATTTAGAATTAAATCTAAATCGAAAGGACACGTATATAATGTCGTTTCGGATAATGGTATTGTTTCCTGCAGTTGTGTAGGATTTCAATTCCGCAGGACTTGCAAGCATGCAAATAAAGTTAAAGAATTTATCCAAAATGCTTGACAAGAAGGCCGAAAGGCTATATAATATGAATTGTGAAGTTGTTAATTTTTACATTTTTTGAAGGATCTTTATTATGAGTACATTCACAGTAGCCGGCGTTTCAACACAGTACGGTATCACAAAAGTTCGTTTTGCTAATGACCTGGCATCACGCGTTAAACTCTTGTCTAAAGGTGGTCACTCACCTCTTGAGTTGATGGAGTTGCCTAGGGCAATGACCAAGGCAGAAGCATGCCAGCATCTTATTGATGTAGGCGGTGTGTTTACGCAATGGGCAGGTGTTATTATTGAGACAATGGGTAAGAAACAAGGTACAGTTGTTAGCAAGCCAACTAAG